TTAAGACCTCATGACATAGAAGACTTTGAAGATATAATCTACAGGTATGGAATTCACTGGAATACAATTGCAGCTGATGTTCCTGACATATTAAAGGAGTGATACCATGAAGGTACCAGATAAAGAACAGAAGCCTTATGAACCTACTCCAATGGAGGTAACTCTTCTAGAGATACTTTTAAATCCTGAAAACAGGATGAAAACTATAACAGATATTTGTAAGGCTGGGAAGTTTTCAAGAGACTTTTACTATAAGACAATGAAAAAGAAAGAGTTTAAGGCATATTATAAGGAAATGACAAAGGAGCTAATACATGAGAGTGTAGGGCCTATTGTAAATGCATTTATTAAAGAAGCCAAGCGTGGATCCTTCCAGCATGGGAAGATACTATTAGAAATGGCTGAAATATATACAGAAAAGACAGAGCTCATTGCAGACCAAAATATAAATGTTACATTCAGCATTCCAAGACCAAAGCCAAAGGGTGATTAAATGGACATAGTAGTCGAATATGAACCTAATGCAAGGCAATGTTGCTTTCATGAAAGTGATGCAACTGAGGCAGTATATGGTGGAGCAAAAGGTGGAGGAAAAACAAAAGGTCTTGTAATGGAAGCTGCAGCTTATGCATTGGAGTATCCCGGTGCAGAAGTATATTTATTCAGAGAGACATATGATGATCTCGAAGCAAACGTTATTAAAGAATGGAAAGAAACAATCCCAAAAGAGTTATATAGTTATCATGAATCAAAACATATTGCTACAATGATAAATGGTACCACTATAAAGTTTAGATATATTCGTAACTTTATTGACGCACAAGGATATCAAGGACGATCAATGGACTTTATAGGTGTTGATGAGCTTACAAAACATGAAGAAAAAAGTATTCAGGTATTACTTTCATGCTTAAGATCTCCAAAGGGATTCCCTCCCAGGTTTAGAGGAACATGCAACCCTGGTGGAATAGGTCATGTATGGGTAAAAGGACGATATATTGAACCAACTGATTATGGTAAAAAGAAAATTGTAGATGAAATTACACTTAATACAATTGAATTCATACCAGCAAAGGTATATGACAACACTGTATTAATGGAAAATGACCCTGCTTATGTAAGAAGACTAGAAAACCTACCTGAAACCCAAAAGAAAGCCTTTTTACATGGAGATTGGGATATATTTGAAGGACAGTTTTTCAATGAGTTTAAGAGAGAACTTCATGTAATAGAACCTTTTATAATTCCATTACATTGGAATAGATACCGAGTATTTGACTATGGTTTGGATATGCTAGCATGTTACTGGATAACGATTGATACGCATGGAAATGCCTATGTCTACAAAGAGCTGCATGAATCCAATTTGATTATTAGTGATGCAAGCAAAAGAATCAATGAAATAAATAACAACGATATTATTAAGTTAACCTATGCACCACCAGACATGTGGAATCGTAGACAAGATACCGGGAAGAGTGCAGCTGATTTATTTAGAGAAAATGGTATCTCTGTCTATAAGTCAGATAACAACCGGGAAAACGGATGGATGTCCGTAAAAGAATGGCTAAGGCCTATTGATAGTTTAGATGAACAGACAGGTGAAGCAATAAGAATATCAAGATTAAAGATATTTAGTAATTGCGTTAATTTGATAAGGTGTTTGCCACAACTACAAGTAGATGAAAAGAATCCTAATGACGTAGCCACAGAGCCACATGAGATAACACATGCGCCTGATGCCCTACGTTATTTTTGTGTGATGCGTACTAGGCCAACTGATAAACCTAAAGAGGAAACAGATGAACCAACTCCACAGGATAAGCACAAATCTTATGTTAAGAAGATTACTGGTGGAAAGATACCAAAAGGTATGACAACATTTAAGAGGTGATGAAATGCAAACAGCAATTATTATACTACTTATAATTAATAACATAACCACAGCACTTATTTTCATATATCTGAGACGAAAGCCTGTTCATGATCATAAGAACAATGACGCTGATAGGTTGAAAGCTCAAAGGCTAAAGCAGGGCTTCGACAATGTATTTAACTACAACAGAGATCAGGCAATAAAGAAGGTGATTAAATAATGGCTGACACAGTAAAAGATTGGGCGTTATACGAGAAGGGTAAAGATTATAACAATAAAATTAAGCCATATAACTATTATGAAACTGTAGATGCTAACTTAAATTTCTATGTTGGAAATCAGTGGCTTAATATTGAGGCAAATGACGCTCCTACTCCAGTATTTAATTACATCAAGAAAATGACTGCATTCTTTGTAGCAGCACTTACAAGTAGTAAGTATAAAATCAGATATATGCCACTACAGTTTAGTGATGATGATAATGACGAGGATACACCAGAAGAAACAACCGCAAAAATGGCAACAGCAGAAGTAGAAAACCTATTCGATAAAATAGGAATGCCGGATAAGATTAGGGCTGCATTATTTGATGCTGCTATCATGGGTGATGCTTGTGCTCACATATATTTTAATTCTAATAAAAAACCATATCGTGGAGCCTATGATAACATTGAAGGCGAGGTATGTTTTGAGTTAGTAGATGGCACAAACGTGTTTTTTGGCAATGCCAATAATCCAAGTACAGACGTACACATACAACCCTATATCGGTATTACTGGAAGGGATATGGTAGAAAATCTTAAAGAAGAAGCGAAAGAGTTTAAAACAACAGATATTGACAGCATTATTACTGATTCTGATAACAATTATCTTGCAGGGGATATGTCGGATGTGGAAATAGAGAGTGATGAATATGGGAAAGCTCTTTATTTTATTATTTACAAATATGATCGCAAAACAAAAACTGTTAAAGTCAGTAAGTGTACTCAAACAGCCTACATCTATAAGGACATAGATACAGGTCTTTCAATATATCCAGTAGCCTGGATGAATTGGGAGAGACAAAAGAACCAATACCATGGCAGAGCATTATGTACTGATATCATGGATAACCAGATATTTATTAACAAACAGTTTGCGATGGTAATGTACAACCTCATGATGACAGCATTTCCGACTCTTATATATGACGCTGATAGAATGGCAGAGCCAACGAATGAAATTGGCATGGCAATAGGTTTGAAAGATATGGCACAAGGTGAAAATGTTGGTAATGTAGCTAAGTATTTAGAACCTGGTAATATGTCGAGCCAAATTGCACAAATTCTCGATCTAGTAATTCAAATAACAAAAGAAACCCTTGGAGCAAATGACGCTTTGATGGGGAGCATAGATCCAACAAAAGCAAGTGGACGCTCTATAATTGCATTAACAGAAAATGCAAAGGTACCTCTATCCAATACAGAGGGTTATGTTAAAGAATGGATCCGTACAATAGGTGATATTCTGATTGATGTAATGGCAGTTAATTACGGATATCGTCCAATCATAAAGCGAGAGGACGGGAAGCAAACGCTTGAGATGTTTGATTTTTCTAAGCTTAAGCAAATGTACTTAACTACAAAAGCGGAAGTCACTAAAAAGTCGTTTTATTCAGAGTATAGTGAGCAAGAAATAATTGACGGATTACTTAAATCCGGATTAATAGAGTTAATGGATTGGGCGAAGCTACAAGAAGATGGAATATTTAGTAAAAAGGATGATCTTATACAACTAATTGAATCAAAAATATCTGATATGGAAGCTAAGGACCAGCAAAAAACATTTATGTATGAAATGATGGCAAAATTTGTTGAGTCACAACCACCAGAGGTTCAGGCACAATTACAAGCACTGCAAAAAGATAATCCAGAACAATTTGAACAGCAGGTTATGCAAATGATGACAGCACTCTAATGAGTGTTATTTTTATGCCCTAAGCATGGCGTTAAAAGGCATCGCTAAACCATAAGCGAGAGGAGATTATAACATGAACGATGAAAGTACAATGGATGAGGACATGATCCTACCAGATGACTATGTAGAAGAAACCACCATAGACACTACAGAGGAATCAGAGAATGCAACAGAAGAACCTGAACAGGAAGAAGAAACCGCTGAACCTGATGAGGAAGCAGAAGTTGATGAAGTGAATGAAGACGATAATGAAAAACCCAAAGAAGAACCCAAAAAGTTAAAGGTTAAATACCTTCACGAAGAAAAGTATTTAACAGAAGATGAAGCCATTCCGCTGATCCAAAAGGGTATGAATCACGACCGCTTACAAGAGCAACTTAATGCCTTAAAAAGTGACCCGAGGTTAACTCTGTTTGATACATTGGCCAAAGAAAACGGAATGACAGGTGATCAGTATCTTCAAGTGCTAAATGACAACATTAAAAATAATAAAATACAGGTCCTTGCAGAAGAAAAAGGCATTGATTTTGACATTGCTAAGGAATTATACGAGGCAAAAGAAGCTGCTAAACCAAAGCCTAAAACGCAACTGCAAATTGAAGAAGAAACAAGGCAAGAAAAAATCAACAGAGAAAATGAAGAGTTTCTTGCTCATTATCCTAATATAAAGGCTGAGGAAATTGAAAAAGAAGTATGGGAAATGGTTAAGTCCGGTGACAGCCTTTTAACAGCGTACATAAAAAATGAAAACAATAAATTAAACGAGAGGATTAAGATCCTTGAACAAAACAAAACCAA